TCTTGTGAACCGGCACTACCAATTGAGATAGTAGGTGAGTTAAGGTTACCATTAAAATAGTTATTACCGTGATCAATTAGTGGAAATAACAAGTCACCATCTGCATAACCCGATGTTGGTGTTTGACCACCTGATACTGATGGGAATGCATCCCAAGAGTCTTGTACTTCTTGTGCGCCTATACCTGCAGTAAAGGCTGCGGCATTAGTATAACTAACTGGTAGGCCATCCCATGAGAAATCAGTAAACTGTAACTGACATAGGGTAGCCTCACCTATAGCACTAGAGAAGTCTCTGGTCTCACCTAAGAATAGTAATTCGTAATCTACTTTATCTAGGTCTCCGTTAGCAAAGATCTTCTGTAGTCTAACATGGCCTATCTTAAACTCAGAGCCATCTACTAGGATCTCTGCTGGTTTTTTTATAGTAATATCAAAGTCTATCCCATCTAGTTCATATGCGTTCTCAAAGAACTCATTGTTATTTCTAGTTGCAGGCACCTTAAATGTTCTACTAAATACTGAGGTAGCATCCGCTGATGTGATGTCCTCAATACTAAGTGTTAACTTAATAGGCTGTGTTTCATAAAGATCTAAGAAGATACTTTCTTCGTTAGATGCACCTTCGTATGGGTATACTTTTAATTGTACCATATTATCCTCTCATTGATTTAATATTCGAAGCTAATTTAAAGCTTACCGTGTATTGGAATAGTCTGTCTTTTCTGTATGTCTTCTCAGTATATGCAGTATTAGTAATTACTACAGGTACCCATTGGTTTGCATAAGGTCCATCTGAGAACTTGGCTTTAACTTCACCTGATTGGTATAAGTGTTTTAGTAACGCTGACTCTGCATCATTCATATAGCCTGATTCTACTGTAAACATATTCTCTATCTTTTGGCTATATGTAGTTAGGCCTCTGTCTTCTAAGTCGACGCTATAGCCTTCTGAATTGTAATCCGCAATGCCTTTTAAGAAGTTGTTGTTCTTAGTTCTAGTCTTATGATTTACTCGTTTAGTAAATGTGAAGTAGTCTCTGTAGCCATACGAGTTTTGCCATGCAAACTGTACATGTGGGTAATCATTACAAGGCTCATCGTTAACGATAAACTTCTGTGCTCTCCATGCAGCTGCAGTCATGACATCTATTTGTGACTGTGGATCCTCTGAACAACCCCATACTGCAGGTATTACATAATAATATGCTGTAGCGGCGTTAAGTGGTACCATTAAGTTCTTAGGGCCTACTGCTGCTGTAATAGTCTGGAATTGACCACTAATCAGGGTACCTTGGCCTAATGATATGTTAGGTCCGCCGCCATTAGCCTGTGCGTTAACAATAACGTTAGTTTGTATTGCACTAGATGAGGTTGCACTGTACTGTAAGACATAGAAAGCCTCTAGACCCTGTACTGCTGCATTAGGTGCTGCAGATGCACTACGTTGTACTGGACTATAGAATGTTTTAGTTAACTCATCGTTTCTATATACATTGTGTACATCGATACCACCTGGTGAACTGTAGATACCATTAGACTTTCCAGGTAATTCATCTGCTATTGTATATGAGTTATCAGACAGTGGCTTAGCCGTACGTTCTATGACACTACAAGGTAGGAAAGTATCGTCACCACTAATAAGAGGTTGGTATGGGTTAGTGTCAAACGGTACTTGGAAATACTGCTTGCTACCAGCAATCACTGTAAAGATCTCAGGGTAAGTTGTGAAACTACCTACTACACCACCAGTCTCTGTTGCTGTTGCAATCTGGTATTCTATCAGTGTTGGACCTGCTAGAGATAGACGTTGGTTCTGAGGTATACCTGCTACGAACTGTGAATCTACTGTATTGACTTGTGGTCCTACATGTGACTGTAAGATGTTTTGCATATCAAAGACAGCACGACCTATTCTATTAGGTGTCTGTCTAATATCTGCGATAGGTGTTGCGTTACCTACTATAAAGATACGTAATGCGTACTTGTCCTCGTTAGGTTGTATATTACCTAGAGTTATTGGGTTTGCCCCATAAGCCATATCAAATGGGCTACTCGGTGTTTGTAATACTGTTACTGCCATAGTTAAAATTCTGTTGTTAATTGTTGTGCTACTCCATCAGCGATCGCCTGTGATATAACATCTACATCGAAGAAACGTTGTGGCTTTAGTCCCATCTTATATATTTCTTTTCTTGCACCAAAGCTTAGATTACCTCCGATCATGTCATAATTACCACTAAAACCGAATCGGCTACCAGCTGCCGGTTGCATCACACCATAACTCGGTACCTCACGCGCTGGGGCGTTCTGTATGCCATCTACTCCGTAATTCTGAAAGATACCATAGTACATCATCTCAATGCTAAGAGAGTCTTGCTCTATAACTGCCTTGATAGATTGTCTAAGTGCTCCTGAGTCTACAGGTGCATCCTGCTTTATTTGGTCTACTAGTCTACCACCTATTTGTGTAAGTATCGGACTAAGGTTCTGCATTGTTTCCCCAAAGTCACTAAGTGCTGATTCGAATTCGTCTACTGTCATAGTCCTATCATATATTCTGGTGCTACTTGTAATATAGAGTATTTCGAGTAGGCTGTAATATCTAGGGTATACCCTGACATATCACCGTATTGTACGCCGGTCTCTTTAGTACCAGCAGTGATGGCTGCTCCTCTTTGATCACCAAATAACCAGTAGTTGTCATTGTTATCTTGTACAATCATAACTAGCTTATTATTCTTGGTCATAATGTCAACCCATGCTGGTGAACTAAATGTACCAGTGTCCGGGCCCTCTATCATAAACTGTAAGGTCTGCTGAAATCCTAAGATACCACCTCGAGGACCTGGATTAAGATCATACACTTCTGTAAATGATGCGAAGCCATTATCTAATTCTATACCTCTAACAGCATCAAAGCTGTAGATAAACAGAATTTGGTTAACTAGTCCCTGTGCATTAAACCCTAGGGCAGGTTGCTTATTCTCTGGAGACCATGTGGTATACCATGCCTTTTTAATCCCTCCTACTTGATCATTACAACCTGCAGCTATACCTGCTGTTAAATTACTACAACTCATATATCTTTATGTCTGTGTTTATGAATTCCATTTGCGACTCATCCGCTGGGACTGCATCACCCCTAAGTCCCCAGCTTAGCGCCTCCTGCTCTACACCAGTAAGTGCTTGACCAGTAAATATGTACACTGCTGTCCACTCAAATTCTGCAGTGCTTGTTTGACCCGCCGGCCATGTAGTATCACTAACAGGATAATCCACAGGACTGCCTATTGATGGTGGTACTTCTACGTTTACAATTGTACCATTAAGTTGAAGAGTAAGTGGGATTGGCTTAGACTCTAAGGCCCTTGCAGTACCGGTCACTTCTATCCTGTATTGTTTAGCTGATTCCTTTAAGTAGACTGCTGTATAGTATCTGTCAGGGTCACTACTAGGGTACCATAGCCCTTCAGGATCGTATGTAGGCTGTTGACTGCCAAGTACACCACCAATAGGATCTGGCTCGACAACCTGACCAGGTGTAAGGCTATAGTCTACTAACACATTCTCTTCAATAGGTGTGATACAATCATTAAGTGCTAACGGCAATTCCATCTCTAGGGTTGCTGTCATACCCGCTACCGTATCTTGGAACCTCTCTTTAAATGGTGTTAGGTTTACGTTTAGCGTTAGGTCAAAGTCCTGATATGGCTTAGCGAATCTTAGGTTAGCCAGTATATCATCAATGTACTGTTGGCAGTTGCTCTGCACCTCTAAGTAGTCTGCGAACCCGTTAGTCGGGTCCTCTTGTGCTACGTCCATTACTATTAGGTTAAACCTGTAAGTAACTGTCTGTCCTGTTCTAGTTGACTGTGTTGGATTAAGGAATGCGTATGGGTAGTTAACGCGGGTACCCTCATCTACCGTCTTAATATCTGTTAAGGCTCCGTAACCGAAGTCTTGTAGGATATAGTGTCGATCGACCGTACTCTTAATACTATCTACGAGTTCTTTGTAAGTCATATTGTCTCTTTTGTTGTAATTGTCTCTGGTTCTCTTCTAGGACCTTCTCCTTCTGTAGAGCCATAAAGTTTAGAACTTTCTTTAGAGGTTGTTCC